AAACTGAGCTGCAGCAAAATAGCCTAAAGTAGATAATCCCACCCTAAGCTAACCTACAGAATTCGTAGAACTTCACGTTATTTATAATCTTCTCTCCTAATATATGAAAGCCACACCAGTCAATCCACCTGAGGTGTGCTTCATTTCGGCTATCAATAATGTTACAGAGGTGAGGATATAGTACATGCATTATCTTTATCTCATCTCTGTTCTGTCTAAGGAAAGGTCTACTAACCTTCTTTAATTTTTCTGAACCCAGCATCCACACCTGTCCCATTACCTCAGATAGAGGTGTAATACCATACATAGCCACAACATGACCATGTGCATCTATTATAGACCTACAGTAAGTACTATATAAGTATCCTGCAAGTAAGGACTGCTCCGATGTATGACCTAATGTTTCTACTTCACGTTTATCTGCAAATGCTAGATTAGGAGCCAACTCACATACATCATGAAGTATAGACTTCCTATGATACGGTTTCACAGATTAGTATCCTCTAGGCTTTTTCTTCTTTTTCTTCTTCTTAACTTTACTTTTAACGTCTACTAACAGTTCTAACAACATAGTTTCCTTCCCAGTCTGCCCCAGTAAGTGCAATGGGGAGATACTTATCACTAATAATTTCTATTTTAAGTCTCTCAGCATCAGCCAAGATAAGCTTCTTGAACGTACCAGTTTCAAAGGGTATAGTACCAATTACATTGAGTATTGACCCTAGTATTCTACCAGTAAAGATATGACTAAACGCAGTCCTACCAGGAGCAGTTATCTTCATCTCGAAGTACCCTGTCTTAAAGTAATTTACAGAGAACTTCTTGATCTTAAGGATACCACCAGCAAGAGAACTAAGTCTTCCCTGTACTTCAGTTTTGATAGTAGGTTGTGTAAATTCATATCTAAACCTATACTCTTTACCTATGAAAGCACTAAAAGTAGAGAAATCCCCAGTAGCTTTAAGATTTAAACCATCTTGAGTAAGGCCACTTACTTGTGCGCCTTCACGGCCTATCCAACCAGGACCCAGTACTACTCTAAAGGTACTTCCAAAGTCATCAGGATAAGGAAGGGTCCACCATGTCTCATTGTTCTCAGGCCAGAATGTACCCTTCTGTTCAAAGAGTCTATCAAGATGTATTTTAAAGGAAAGCTGTGTAGGACTCTCAATGAGCCCTACTAGATTCTTATCCTGTAGGGACATCTTGTCGAGATAAGTACCATCAGGACGTACTATAACAAAGTAAGCTATGAAGTCAATCACAGTCATCCCTATGATCTTCTCTTCATCCTTGAATACCCACTTAGACCATGAACTGAGCCTTTTCTCTCCCTCCTGGAAGAGGAACTTATATACAAAGACTTCATTCAGGTTCTGATCTGACAAGACAAAGAGAAACTCATCATGCTTGATGATCTCAAAGCCTTTACCTTGTATATAACTGGGTATATGTGAGGTTACATTCTCAGCTGTCTCTTCTTGGAGATCTTGTACTATGCCGAACTCCCTAAGAACCGAGAAGCCATCATTCTCATCGGAGAAGTAAACCTTTCTTCCGTTTACTACAGGCTGTACCAGCTTGTCATGTTCATACTCAGTTACTAAGGAGAGCTTGGCATTGGTAGGAGTTAAACCTCCTGCTGCAAACTCAGATAGTTGAAACTGAGCGAAGTCACTGAATATCAGTAGATTTTCATTGAAAGGTACAGCATTATAAAGAATACTTACGTTGTTAGTAGGTGCTGCAAGATCTACTACATCTGTATCAAGTAAATCAGTAGCAGTAGTAGAATAGTAGTTAAAGGCTTCTCCAAGTTCTGACAGTATAATATTCTCACCAGCTAGAAAACCAAGTCTGTTCTTATGGAAGAACATATCGTTTATCTTCTGGTCTATAAAAGTAGGATCAGGTGCAGTGACTATATCACCAATCAGTCTATCTACCCAATCTATCTGAGAGATAGTAAAATCATTATTACCAAAATCAACTGAAAAGTCTTCAGGCCAAGGATCAGCAGCACCACGTACCAGTTGAATAGGCATAGTACTAGCATCTATACTATTAGCTAACCCAGGTTCTACTGTCTCTATCCACTCCCCTATGTCTTCATCTGACTGGTTGAAGTGTTGTATCCAGTAGTCATCTGTTGCACTGCCTGGATCTCCTGTGATCTTAATAGTAAAACCGTCTTTAGTTCTAGCAGGGAGATCAGTAAAGGACTCGGTGCTATCCTTGATAGCGACCATATTGGCTTCAGGAGCCTCAGCGTGGAGTGTAAAATCCGCTCCATCACCTCTTGTGACATATACATTAGAACTACCAAATTTAGTGATTGTAAACCCCGATACAGTAGCCATAGCAGTAGCTACATTAGTAACCAAAGTATCAGAATTAGCAGAAGCTGTGATAGTACCCACTGAGGTCCCATTTAAGAAAACTTTAAATGTAGTACCGCTGGAAGCTTGCTTTATAAATACAATGCCCTCAGGGTTTCTTGTAGCTCCTAGAGTGCCACTCTTAGCAGTCGTAGTGCCTTTATTAAGGATAAACGTGAAGTCAGCTACAGTAAATAATCTTAGGTTATCTCTAGCATCCTTGGTTTGAAGATATGAGTTGGAGCTATCTGCTACAGAACGGGTATTAAATACAGAACCAAAACGGGCATCAAAAGAAGGGTCCCAAGGATCAATATCATTAAATAGGTGGGTAACTTCAAGCTCTGCCCTAGTGAAAGAATCATCGAAATCAGCGTCAAACTGAGCACTAGAAATAGTGACCACATATCTTTCATCAGGGTCCCTATTGATAAAATGAACTTTAGCATCTGTATCGGTTTTATTATTTATCTTGGTTACATGTTCTAAAGGAGGTCTCTTCTTGACACCTTCAGCTATAGTAGAGAGTCCGTTCTCTTGTTCTTCACACTGAGAAGCTAGTCTTAAACTAGGAGGCTGTTGTGACACCCCATTAATTAAGTTGCTAATCTGCTCAGTTATTAGAGGCATTCATTATCTACCTAAAGTTTCTGTTTAGCTTGGTGATCCTAAACATATTGTTATCATTCCAACCTACATTAAGACCTGCTACATTAGCATCATCATCAAGTAGATCAGCATAAGCTTCAGCTTCCTCCTTGCTATTGATTATTTCAGCTGAGTTCTGTCCTATAGTTTCTTCTTGAAATATTCTAGCTGCTCTTATGGTTACATATTGTCTGAAGGTCTGTGGTGTATCTATAAAGTCAATCAGACTGATCTGTATAACCTTGTTAAGACTTCCAGTCCATACAAAAGTATTATCTTTTAGATCATAAAAGAATAGATTACCTGTACCATCACCTTTACCACGTATGGTCATTAGAGTATTAAACTGGTAAGCTGACAAGATGTTAGTACCAATAGGAATATTATTATCACTATCCCTAGTGTACACTACATCCCACTCTGTATTAAAGTGCCAACCCTTCTGTTGTATTGATCTATTGGTATTAGATAGAAGTGTTTTAGCTTGTGTTACTTCTACAGTAGTAGCTTCTGTTAGACTAGATACAGCAGCTTCACCTATAGCTGCAAGAAGAATGTTAACTGCTTGTAGTTCATCAACAGGTGTTAGTACCATGAATCCCATTTTATTAAGTCATCAATCCAAATGCAGTTAGTTGCCCCATACGGGCAGTAATATTATTAGTATCATCTACATTGCCAATAAAGACATTAAGATAATCATTGGTTGCCATTGAGGCAAAACCAGATACTGATATAGGTACAGAGTTAACTGTAGTGGCTGGTGAAAATCCTACCATCTTAGCACCAGTAATTATAGTTCCACCCTTGGTAACAGCCATAACAAACTCTTTGCTTGTACCAGATGATACTATTTCAAGACCAAAGCTTGCTACAAAGAACACATTAATCGTAGGTGTCCCTGTATACCTGAGTTGTCCATCTGTATTCATATCAAACTCATTAGCCGTTGGAGCTGTGCTAAGAGTAAATGTAGCGGCTGTTTCAATAGCTACCATATTGGTAAGACTGGAAGCAGTTACATTAGCTTGTCCTGCAATAGTAGTAGCAGCAGCGGTACTTATATAGATACTACCTTGTTTACCTTGAGTAGACTCAACTAAGTCTCGTACATCTTGTGGAGTAATTGATCCTGCTGCCTGACTGTCTTGGAACAGGTTACTCGTTAGGTCGCTGACTGTTCTAGACGTGTCAACCATCGGTTATCTCCTCCTTATAAATTATTATTAAGGAAGGGGTCTATGATAGCACCCCTTATATCCTTTAGCTATCCGTTGTCACAGTACCTGCACCTGTGCCTTGGATCATAATATTGAATCCACCACTAACAGCTACAGCAGTACTCATTGCTTTAGCCTGTAGTGTAACAATATCTTTACCAGGAATCACGATAGGTACGTTACCAGGGAATTGAAAGTACCCTGTTCCATATCCACCACGAGCCTCGTTAACAGCTACACCAGAGTCTCCTTCATCAACTGTTACTTCACAAATGTTTGTGTACTGGATGTTAGAACTAACGTCACCCATTACTCCATAGTGATGAACAGCAAGACGGAAAACACACTGACCAACTGGAGCAGCAAGAGGAAGAACATAATACCAGAATCCATGAACATAACCAGTATGTCCAGCTGGAACCTGCCATACACAGTTCTGCATTCTCCACTGCGCAGCATCAATTTTACCTAAAGTACCAGCGGTACTCTGGATAGTAATTACGCCAGCTGCATCAAGCTCACTACCAGCAGCAGTTACTTCTGCCTTATTGACAAAAGCATACTTGTTGGTGGTAGCAGTCGTAGATGTAGTACCATCTAGAGTAATGGTATCCGTTTGGATTGCCCAGTTAGCATCAAGACCATAGATCTTGACTTCTTGAGCTCCTACTCCAGCAGGAGAGCCATCATCCTTAGTAGATGCACTGTCTGCTTCAATACCTAAACCAGCAGTTGTACCCACGATATCAATAAACGTAGGTGTAGCATCGACATTAGAAAGCATCTCATAAGTTGTACCAACTGTAGCATTGTCAGCTTCAACACGCTCAAGAGATACGTTGGTTACTGTATTAGCAGCAACCGCTAAAGGATCAGCTACACTAGCTATATCAACCATTGTGTTTCTCCTTTAGTTTAAGAGGTTTTCAGTTCAACGCAAGCTTCAGGACGAATGAAACTATGTCCCATTGCATACTTAGCTACGATGATCCAACCTTGGTTCATAATTAAATACTCAGTTTCTACTGCAAGATTCAAGAGTTTAACTGTAGCTACTGCAGACTTATGCATAACAAGAGCCTTGGTAGTAGAGAAGTTAGCTTCATGAGTCGTAACTCCAGTAGAGTCAGAGATATTTGTGATCGGGAGGTTATTAGTTTTGATGATATGAATACCAGCAACCTTCATAACTTCACCTTCAGCGAATACTCCACGTCCACCCCAATCCCGATTAATGAGATCAGTGGTTTCAGCCATGAGGTAATACTGAGCAGGACGCACGTACATATAGCGGTCATTCTCAGGTACATTAGCCTCGTCCAGATTCTCAGCAGCGTCAAACAGACCGGAGCCTAAAGTTGAACCTGAAGTGGAATAAGAGGCATTCGTAAGTACAGTACCACCGTTACCATTAGTAACGAGAGTAGCACTACGAGCACCAAGTACGCCTTCTTGTAATACGTTTTTATCCCATTGAGTTCCAAGAGCAATACCAGCTTCTTTAGCATAGATGCTACGGACTTCAAAGTGAGACATAGCTTCATCAAGATTATTGACAAAGTGATCTGCAATTAACAAACCATCAATTGTGATGACCTTCTCATTCTTATGAATGATAGTACCATCAAGTTGCACACCAGTGGTTCCTGTGTTACCACTACCATTGATATAAGCATATTCAATGGCATCAGTTTTCCAAACAAGCGGGAATTGTGCAGAAATACCAGATGAAATAGAACGAATAACGTGCTTATCCATCGTAACACTAGCTTGCTCAAAAGCTGTGAGCACTTCTCCTGCATAGACTTGCAGAAATAATGCAGAGGAATCACCAGCAGAGTTCGCTTGGCCTGTCCTAGTCATAGTTAGGACTGGGGCAGTAGTGTCAGTAGCTGACATAGCAATCTCCTAGTTTTAGATTAATAATAACTACCTGTTACTATTATCTAGTCTTCAACTACGAGTTATCCTCCTCAGAGGGCTAGTGTTTACTATCTAAATAACCTATTGTTATACTACTCCACCCTTGAACACATTAGAGCGTTCAAGTTTGTCTTGTACATCTTGTCTATAGGCATGATCATGTTCATACTTTGGATCTTTCATTGCAGTAGTAACCTCAGCA